TAGTCCAGAACTCACCTGTATGCGAGGACGTAAAGGAGTACTTTGAAGGCGAAGGTACCAGTAATCCAATCGCAGTCTGCGTGGCTAAACGTAAAAATCGTACCGAGGTAATCAGTAAGTACTCGGTTGAGGATGCCAAGCGCGCTGGCCTGTGGAATAAGCAAGGGCCTTGGACTCAGTACCCAAAGCGGATGCTACAGATGCGAGCCCGTGGCTTTGCCTTGCGGGACGCGTTTCCAGACGTTCTGAAGGGTTTAATTACGGTCGAGGAGGCTCAGGATTACCCAGACGATATGCCAGTACCACAGGCGCCTCAGATCAAGCACGCTAACCCGCTCGATGCCATCCCATCTGTGTCAGTTTCTGAGCCAGAAGTTTTGGATATACCAGCTGCTGAGTGTGGCGAAAATACAACAGTAGATGTATCAGAACCGATACAGCCGCCTGGCACTTTCAAGCTAAACATCCCCGGCAAACCTTCTGAGCTGCATGATGGCATGACGGCATGGATGGATCGTTATAACGAGCTGGCAGATAAGGTGGCTAGATCAAGGCTAGCCGCAGACCTCAAGATCCAAAAGATTGCAGAGTTCAATACGTTAAATGCAGACGTGCTTTCGATGCTGACTACGATTCAAAAGGTTGGCATGACAGCGCACAAGCAGAAACGCAAACAAGCTATTGATGCGTCAGCTGCGGAGTAAATCGATCTCGGCCTGCCTGCGCTTAACCAAGCCAGGCAGTACCTTACCGCCGCCCTTGTTCCACTTAGCTAGTTCCTCACACGCGCCAGACCAATCCTTAGCGTCCACCCTGCGCTTGAGAGTGCTTGCCCGATACCGAGCCACACCCAAGTTATAAGCGAAGTCTGTAATGGCCGCTAAAGCCTTCTCATTGGTAATCAATACAGGCGATGCTTTGAGTACGCCAGCCATGTAGTTGTGCTCCAGCTCACGCATGAGCCAGTCGTTCGCCAGCTCCTTAGATATGGGCTCATCTTGCATCGTCACCTTGGTGCCGTCAGGCTTGTATACGGTGCCGTATCCAATCGTGGGATAGCCTGCTGGGCAGATGTAAGGTTTACTAGAAAAACCCTCAAAAAATCTGCACAGATCCGCGACTAGGGTTAGTGCTTTGATCTGTCCCATACCCTGCCAACAAACCAGAAGGTAAGTACCATCATCAGCAGAGCCATGTCATCCTCAGACCATGAGCTTACCAGTACTTCTTTCCATTCTGCGCCAGCATCAATGGCCATCAGGATTGAGGCCAGCTTGACAACAGAGTACAGGGCTACAAACCAGTATGTAACGAGAGGCCTTACAGCTGCGGAGATAGCAGAGATGAACCAACCGGATGCCCTGGCTGTCTCGCCCTGCTCCTTGAGCGCCTCGGTCATTGCGTTCAACTCTTTGCCCATGAGCGCGGTCTCTTGCTCACGCATGGAGATCTCACCCTTGATTTGGGCGAACTCCATCTCTTTGCCTAGCATCTTGAGCTCATGGTCTCGCTCATTCTTTGCATCCCACAACTTCATTACCTCTGGGACTATGCGGAATACACCACCAAATAGGGAGCCTAGTAGGGTTTCAATCATTACTTTTTACCTATCGTGGTTTCGTTGCCGCCCTTGCGAACCGTTACCTTATCGCCTTCAACCTGTACCGACATTGGATCACGGTCAGCCATCGTCTCTACCTTGTCGATGAGCTGTTTCATAATCTCAAACTCTGGTTTCTCTTGCTTTGGATTGGCTCCAGCTACACCATTGAGCATAGAGATTAGAGCTGTCAGAGATGCGCCAAGGAGGCCCATCACAGCAGCCATCTTGTTCTCCTCTAGCACGATAGAGGCGCCTACGCCCATTGCTACGATGAGGGTAATGTAGATCAGGCCATGCTTACCAATGGCCTTGCCTGCTACTTCTTTAGCAGACTCAATATAAGTTTCTTTATTTTCCATACTAACCAACCTTGATCTGGCCAATGCTAGCCAAGTAAGTAACCAGGGCAACTGCGCCCACGCCTACAATCCAAAAGAATTTAGTAACAATGGATTTACCTACCGAGGTGTATACCTTTTCGATTACCCTCTCGGTTACTTTTTCCACGATATCCTCTAGCTCTTGGTCGGTAAGGTTAGACATGATTAGACTTTCTTTCTCGCTGTGGCTACTTTCTTAGCCGCTGGTTTCTTGGCAGCTACCTTGCGGGCTGGTCGTTTCTTAGCTGCTGCTGGCTTTGGCTCTTGCTTATCAAACTCAGCAAAGAGCGCATCCACATCTACCTTATAAAATTTATGGTAGTTAAACTTAGATAGTATCCAATCGATTACAAACATTTTTATGCCCCCACCAATGCTTTTACTTCGTCTTGTGTAAGACCTAATGCGGCTAGTTTAGCTAATGCAGAAGCCTTTGTATCTATAGCGGCTTGTTTTTGTGCTGCTAGTGTGGCTTGTGTAGATCCCCATAAGGCATCTAATTCAGCTTGTGTAGGCTTTGGAGTGTCGCTTAACCATTGCAAAGTTGCATAATCATTGTCTGTTAATGACCATGAATTATTTGGATAATTAATAGTAATTATTTGTGCGTAATCAGGCATAAGCAACCTCGTAAACAGTCATTGTGGACAATCCTGTGCATTGGTTTGCATCATTGATTGTATCGGCTTTATTAAGGCTAAAATTGTTTGATGCAGTTCTTTTTGGTGAAACTTGCACAGAATAAGTAGTTGCCGATGTTGTAGATGGACTGTCTAAATAAGTAAATGTTGCTAAACCATTATTAACAGTTGCTCCAGCACCACCATAGGAAGTTGAAACGGCAAAAGTTGTTTGCTGTCCTGAACCACTAGCGGCACTTTGCCCAATCCAAGTTGCACCTCTGAATAACTTAAATGCTGGGAACAAATCATTTGGGCCGCCAAATGTAATGCTTACTTGAACCAAAATTTTATTTGCCGAATTAGTTGGGGTTATTGAAGTGTTTAATGATGATAATTCAACAAAAGCAGTTCCTGAAACTACTTGAAATGTTGAACTAACAGTCTGAATAACTTGTTTAATTATCTGGCCTGAACCGCTAATGGTTACTGACATAATTACACCTCTGCTTTCAAAGCCCGTAATTCGTCTAAGGTTGTAGCGGTGATGTTAGTAATATCACGCAGTCTTTGTTTCTCAGCAACAATAGCAGCAGTAGCTTTACCTTCTTCTAAAGCACGCTGAAACGCTACATCTTGTGCGGCTAGAAGTGGGGTACGCTCTGCACGCAAACGCTTCTTAGTAAGTTCTACGGCTTTAGAAAAGCTAACTTCTACCTTGCCGTCAATGAGTTCCCATGCGTCATAGAAATCATTGTGCTGATTAGGCAAAGAAGATTGCTCAACAATAATTGCACCTTTAGGGCAGTCTTTTTCAAGTACTGCTTCAATGCTAATTTCACCTGTGGGGATGCAGGTGGATACGCCACCGTTAGAGTTTGAAAATATGATTACTTGTGACATTATTGTTCCTTTAAATTATCTGAATATTGATAGGCAAGCAACTTCGAAGTCTAGTCTTGTTCCATTATTTCCTTGACCTGTAAGCATACGAACATAGGTAGTTGCTGGATTACCAGCCCAGTTTGCTAAACAAGTGCTAAAAACATCAGAAGCACCACTATTGCTTGTAAATTTTCCGCTAGTAACAACAGAATAATTTGCATCAGGCAAAGCATTAGTAAAGTTAATGGTGTAATCGCCTGTTCCGTTATCGGTAATAGACGATACATTGTAAGAAGCCCTAATAGCTACTGTTCCAGTACCATTAAAGTTTACCCAAGCCTTTGCAGAGCCTTGAATCACATTCGCTGAACTGGTACTTACTGTTCCGTTGGATATTGTTTGTGCGACTAATGTAGACATGATTTATCCTTATGAACTAAATACTGAAAAACTACAAACAGCGGAATCAACTAATCCACCAGTATCAGTAACCATTTGAACAGGGCAAGCTGTAGTTGTTTGAGTTCCGTAAGTAGCACAAAGACCAATATAAGAACCCGATACTCTATATCCAGAGCCTACAACAGAATAATTAGCATTTGGCATTGCAGTTGTAAAGTTCACCGTATAGTCCCCAGTGCCATTATCGGTAATGCTAGAAACATTAAAGCTATCACGAATGGCTACTGTACCTGTGCCATCAAAATTACACCATGCTTTAGCAATACCAGTCATTCCGTTCTGTGTTGCAAGAACGCCTGTATCGTTGTTTAGTGTGCTTACGACTATTTTGCCTGCCATAGTAGTTCCTTAGATAATAGTCCAGACAGCACCAGTTTCTACTGTGACTGTAAAGGTTGAACTAATTGTGATTGGGCCAGCAGAGTAACCGTTGTTACCTGCGGTGACTGTAAGATTCTCTCCGATGGTGTTTGAGTTGTATGCGATTGCCTTAACTGCGGCTGTGCCAAAGAACTGACCACCGCCACCGCCTCCTCCGATTGGCCCCCAGGCTCCATCGATATATCCCTCAAACGAATCCAGCTCTGAGTTGTAGCGGAAGTAACCGTCTAAAGGGCTGCCGTCACGCTGGGCAGTTGTGCCGGATGGGATTACGGCTGATCCAGTCGTGGTGGTATAGCCAACAGCAGAAAGGTTTGCTCTAGCTGTACCAGCATTAGCTACATCAGATAGGTTATTAGATGAGGCTAAAAATCCTGCGCCAGATACGTATGCTGCTACCCAGGCAGAGCCTGTATATACACGCATCTCACCAGCAACAGAGTTAAAGTACAGAGCGCCAGCTGCTAGAGCATTGCCGTCATTGTCTAGCGTTGGATTAGATGTCTTAGATCCAAGGTATCGGTCATCAAAGCTATCAAACGCAGCCAAGGTAGCATCACGCGCAGACTCAGCAGCGGTCTGTGCATTGCTAGCATTGGTTGCCGAGGTGGAGGCATTACTTGCTGAAGTCGAGGCAGCGCTTGCAGATGTAGCCGCGTTCGATGCAGAAGTAGATGCAGCTCCAGCCTGAGTGGTAGCTGTGCTAGCCGAGGTAGATGCTGATGAGGCAGATGCCGCAGCGTTAGTCTCAGACGTGGCTGCGTTACTTGCGCTCGTAGATGCGTTAGACGCAGAGGTGGATGCAGCGCTGGCTGAGTTCGATGCGTTAGTAGCAGAAGTACTAGCAGCCGTAGCGCTATTGCTTGCGTTTGTAGCAGACGTTGCAGCCGCAGTCGCTGAGTTACTAGCGTTTGTAGCTGAAGTGCTAGCAGCAGATGCAGAGCTAGCAGCATTAGTCGCCTGAGTCGATGCAGTACTAGCTGATCCTGATGCAGCAGTAGCGGATGAGGCGGCAGCAGTTGCGCTGGTTGAGGCGTTACTAGCTGACGTGCTAGCAGCAGTCGCAGAGTTCGATGCGTTGGTTGCGGATGTCGCAGCTGCGGTAGCCGAGTTCGATGCGTTGGTCGCCTGCGTGGTTGCTGTGCTTGCAGATGTGCTAGCGGACGTAGCCGAGTTAGACGCATTAGTAGCTGACGTTGCTGCGGCTGTAGCGGAGTTGCTAGCATTTGTAGCGGATGTCGCAGCGGCAGACTGGCTAGCAGCTGCGGCAGTAGCGGCAGTCTCAGCGTTTGTCTCTGCTGTTTCTGCGTTCGTCTCTGCGGTTTCAGCAGCAGCTTGTGCGGCCTCGGCTGCTGCTTGAGCTGCCTCTGCCTCTGCTACTGCACCACCATCGATAATCAAATCCCACTTAGCTGCGTCTACGTTGGTATCAATCGGAGCAGAACCAGTAGCGGTATGTGCTGTGTTGCAACGGTATATACTGTTATCAATAGCATCGCGCACGATGTCGCGTACAGAGTAGCTCTGGCCAGCAGCCCAGTCATCACGCCAGTTACCGATGTCCTCACCGACTACTGGGTTTCCGATGCTATCAAACGCAAGAGTCTTACCAGCTCGCGATGTGCGGCTAGGCAAAGTCATGTTGATATCAGTAGGATCTGTTACTGGTGCCTTGAGGCCACGCTCTGCGGTCTCAGCTACCTGCTGAATAAAGATGGTCTGGTTGTCCAGCTCATCATTTAATGTGTTAGCGAATAGGTCGCCGCCCGTAGTAAAGTCTGTGGTGCGCTGAATATTCTTAGCGCCGACAATTGTAATGTTGTCCGCACCAGCTGTGGCCACCAGGGTAACGGAGCCTGTGCCGTTAGCGTTAATCGTTACGGTATAGTCAGTA